GTTCCGTGGTCCGCTGCTGGGTTGAAGCCTGCTCCTTAGCATTCTTCAGCTTTACCAGCCGGTCACGGAAAGCGTCGCGGATCTCCTGGGCCTGGACGAAATCGTCGGCATTTTGTGCCTCCATCGCCCGCTTCATTACCAAGTTGGCCCGAGCAATCTCGGATTCCAACGTGGAAATCTGCCCATCGATTCCAGCCTGCTCCACGTTCGACACGCGTGCATCCAACTGCTGCTGGCCCTGCACCAGTCGAGCATTTTCAGCACGGAGCCGTATCAGCTCCGATCGCTCACGGTCACGAGTAGCCTTCTCCCGTGCCCGACGCCTCTGTCTTGCGGTCAGTTGCTCCGGGGTTTCCCCTGGTGCTGCCTGATCGTCCGCTGCGCCCTGCTGGGCATGACCGGTGCGCGCGTCAGCCTGTGCTCCAGCTTCCTCTGGGTCGTACTCGTAGGTCCCCGCGCGATCCGGATCGGATGCGTCATGCGGAAACTCTGCGGGGGCTTGTACGGCCTGTGCAGCTGCGTCCTCGACAATCTCAATCTCCGGTTCCGTGTTTTGCAACGGAATTACCGGGGACGTGATGCCGTTCCCACGCTGCTGTTGTGTCTCTCCTGCCATGTGGAATATCCTTAGATGAAGGCGATGATATCGCGGGGATCACATGAAACAGCGCCCAATAGGTCCAGGTCGTTGACCAGGACAAACAAGGCCGTCTCTTCCATTGCGTTGTCTGCATCAGGATGCAGGGGACGCTCCCACTTATCACCTACGTACTTGGGGACGCGAACGAACCCACCGACTTTGCACCACTCACCCTCGGGCCACGGTTTCTGCGTGTCGCGGGACTTGAAAGCGAGAGGCCCGATTCCACGGACTTTCCCGATTTGCTGGTTCCACTGCACGGCTTCCCGCGTCTCCTTGGCGAGTGCGATACCGCCATCGGTAATCTCTTTCGCAGAGCGAAGCTGCACCAGCACTCGTGAGCCAAACGGGACAATCCCCGGATCTACATCCGGCCATGCCTCTTCCAACGTCTGGCTAAACTTTACCGGCGCGAAATTCACCGAAATACCCACTAGTCCTCCTCTCGCTTCTCGCGTTGTGACTCTTCCTCGATCAGCTCATCCATCGCTTCGAGCACGAGTGCGAAAGCACTGTCCCGCCCGCAGATTTCCCCATATGCAAATTCGGGGCGCTCCCGGTTAGGGGAGCGCACCGTTTCAAGGGACTCTTGCCTGAGGGCGGTGACCCTAGCGATGACGACTTCAATCGTGATCATATCACGGTCTCAGTTTCTCGTCAAGTTTCCCCTACCAGCGGCCGAGGCTCGATCCGTTACCAGATGGCATTTTCCCGCCAAACTGGTTGTCAGAAGGACCATGTTCCCCTGATTGGGACGGACCACCGACGGTCCCGCCCTCTCCCACACCACCAGTCTTCTGGTGGACTACGCCCTCAGTGTGGCCGTGGGACTTGTGATTGTGGTGATGGGTCCCGTGTCCGATGCCCCCATCCATGTTGTGGTGTCCCGCAGTGGGGACCTTTCGATTGCGCGCCATGCTATGGCCTCCTTTTGCCATGTGATCAACGTAATGCCCATAGCCAGGGGTCGTCTGACCCATGGCAAAGGCGTGTTTCTGCTTAATTGCGTCACTCATAACTTACTCCGAAACTCCTCTGCCTTCACGCGACAACCCGCGTCCTGTCGATAGCGCCGAGTGCTTGCCAGCCGCTATCTCCGCATTCGAAATCTGGATGGCGGTCTCGTTGTCCTCCAGATTGATGCGCTCCTTGGTCTGGTTCTGCGCCGCGGTACGCGCATTCTGTTGCTCCTGCTCGTAGACGGAGACCTGGGCATCCTGCTTGCCACCGATAACCTTACGCTGCGTCTCGCCGGTCTGCTCGGCTGCCGTCTGCCGCAAGTCCGCCTGCCGCTGCTGCTGGCCGTCGACCAGTTGCATCCGAGCCTGCGCCATGCGGGCTTGGATATCCTGCTGCTTGGTAGATGCGGTGACCTGCTGGTTGCCCTGGGCAATCTGCTGCTGGGTCTGTTGCTGGCCCTGGGCGATCTGCTGCCGGGTCTGGTTGTCCATCTGCGCCTTCTGCAGCTGCGCCTGTGACGGGTCCATCGGCTGCGGCGGCTGGAACTTCTGCATGAGCTGCTGAAGTTGCTGGACGGCCTGCGGGATATGCGCCAGCCGTTGCCCCGCCTCTTGGGTGGCCTGCTTCGCCGCTATTGCGATCGTCCGATCTATTTCAGCCTTAACCCCCTCATCGGTAATCTCCATATAATTCTCAAGCTGCCCTGGGAGATGGAGCTTGACGATGGCGTAGACACGTCCGAGGTACCACAACGACACGTGCTGTGACAAATGATCCAGCATAGGTGGAACCACCTTTGGGACCAGGAGCGGGTTCGACCCAAGCAACGGGGACATACAATAGTCCAAGTGGGTGTCAATATGAGCGAGATGGTCTTGATGAGGGTACGCGACAATCGGTTTTCCGAACGAAGCGGCCACATTTTCATTGGCAGCATTCATTTCCTCCGGTTCTGCCATCGGGATCAGGTACGAATCTGGGTCCTGGATGCGCAATCGCTCCAAAATCATCTTCTCAACCCGACGCTGGTTGTACAGGTACGGTTTCATATCCGCCCGGTTGGCCACCGTCTGCATCTGCGCCATGCGGTGCGCATCGGACGGAATACCGGGATCGGACACAGGTATTACATCGTTGGGACCCTGGAAGTCCGCCCGGTAAGCCAGGATCTCCCCGGCCTCGTTCTTGATCTCCTCATCCGTTACGTACATGCGCGCGATCCGATGCAGGATCTGCAGCACATGGAACATGGCGAAGTGGAACCGACCTATGATCGACGATACCACCGCGAGACCTTGCTCGATAAGTGCGTAGGTAGTACCCACTGGTGCGTTGGGGTTATTCTCGGACAGGCTCTCAAAGGCGGTCCGCACCATGTCGGACCCCTCTTGTACAACGAATTGCAGTAGGTTGAACAAGGTAATGGAGGGCTGTTGGGGTTGGACAGGATACAAGAGCTTCCGGATATCGTCTCCACCGACTCCTCCCTTCACGTAATTCTGCGATGCCACCCGCGTCTGCTGGGATTGACCCGAAACGTTGGCCCCCTTCAATACGTAGGAGGTGTTTTGGTTGGATATAAAACCCGCATCAAGCAGCGCACGCAGGGCACCGGTAGCGGCTGCCGATAGAGAACCGATGAGCTGCACCATACCAATAGCGTAGGCGCCGGTCCAGGGTACAAAGGGAAACTCCACGATCCAGTGCATCCGCTCGTAACGGTCATCGCCCTTCTCCCAATTGCGATACACCCCTGCTACCTTGTTGGTGGTTTCGTCGAGGAAGACTATGTACGGCAACGCCATATCCAAATCAGCGTACGGCGAATCGTCCAGGCTCTCTTCCAACTCGTCGAAATACGTGCTGCACTCGAAGGTACGGCGAACACCGTCCTTATTGTACGGATCGGGCTGCTTGCCCTCTGCCTTGGCTCGCGCAGTCTCGGACTTCGACTCTGTGGGCATCAACGACGGCGGCACAATGTCTACGTCGCGGTAGATCCCATCCCGGATTCGATTCTTGTACTCCAGCTCCGAGATATCGTCCTCGAAAGTGATCCGCTCTGCCGAATACAAGTTGGCCGCCTCGTAAGGCAGGAACAGCTTGTCCACGTACACCACGTTGGATGCCTGCCGCTTCAACCGGGGGCACCACCGGAATCGCATATACTGCACGCCCGCCACCGAAGACTGCGTGCACGTCTGCTCCAATCCTGGGCGAAATTCTGGCATCCGGAAAGTGGTCAGCCAGTTGAAGTACCGCGCCATGCGGGCGGCCTTCTCAACTCGCTCCTTGGTCACGGTGCCTGGAATAGCGGACTTCGCAGGACCCGCAGCCGGGAATATCTCCTTCATGGCCCGCGCGCCGAAATCGACGGCAGCCTTGGAAATCATGGGGTGTACTGCCCGACTCGCACCTTCGAAATCGGCTCCGCCTGGGGCGTCCTTACCCGCGCCAGTGCGGCGCAGACCCTCGGCGTACTGCTCGTCGCGCTTGCTGCGGGCATTCTTATCGATATCGATGGCCTGGAAGAGGTCCAGCGCCAGCGATTCGAGGAAGCTCTCGGGTAGCTTATCCACGAGATTATCGTAGAAGGAGTCCTCATCCGCAGTGGTGGCCGATTCCCCAGCCTTCTCAAGAATAATGTCCGCTCCGCCGTCCTCCGTGTCGATGATCTGGTCATCCGACATGGGTA